TTCCATGAACCAATTCCAATTCACTTCACGAATCAATTTTGTAGAAGAAGGGGTGTAAGTGTGTGCGCCCGCAGCATTACAGACTGTATCTGGTAAGTATTTCATTTCTTGGACTTCTATATTGAAGCGACCATAGAAATTCATATAAATACTTCTATCATAGATCATTTCAGGATTAGAACCAGAGACATGATCAGGAATAAAAATATCGTGGACTTCAAATATCTGTGATGTCGGAATCATATTCAAGTAGGCTCTGTGTGTCAAGTCTACTAGATAGATAAGACAAATAGCCGTAGTTATGCCCACTAAAGCTTCTTTCCATTTGGTAAATACTTCCATCATTCTATAGGCCCCTGTCCTATCAAATAGAGAAGGCCGTTTATAGCCCACTTAGAAAATACTGCCCAAGCACCAAGTACTATGATAATCCAACCAGCTATATACTTGGCTGAACTAGACAACCAAGATATAGCTCTTTCTCTTTCTACGACATTCTTAAGCACTTTTATTTCATCATCAGTAAGATGTTGTTTATTATTTTCGTTATCTTCTGACATTTCCTACACTGAATACTTTGTGATTATTACTATAAGTATTTAGTTACACAAAGTATTCGGTATTAACGGGTCAGATGTGTGATTTTGTCACTATAGAAAGAGCGCCATCCAACATCTATTTCATAGGCAATGATTAGGTTATCAGGGTGTTTCTTTATGGTATGATTACTTGATTCATCTTCTACACCGTCTATTTCTGGTAGAAATTCTTCATTCAATGTAAAGAAACCTTCCCTGATAGAACCGTCTTTTTTGACAAATTCTATGTAACACACACCTTGATGTAATTGATCTTTTACTTCAGAGGGTTCCATTGTTTTCTTCCCTTCGCAAGTAAGCTTCAAGAGATTGATACCCACCAATATATTGTTCGTTGATGAATACTACGGGAACTGTCTTAACATCAGGAACACGCTCACGCAATTCTGTAAGAGAAAGGTCTTCAAACAGAGTTTTATATTCATAATCTATTTCTTTGTTATCAAGTAGAAGTTTGGCTTGCACACACCAAACACAGTCTTCTTTTCCGATGATTTCGATCTTATTCATAAGTTCTTACCACTTCTTCTGCTTGTTGTTCTTCTGTGACTAACTGCATTCTATCTGCATACATTTCCATATCCAAAAAGTCTTTGGCACCCATCAAATCTTTGAATTTTTTGGAAAATAGAAAACCGAAATCTATCCATCTGGCATAGTTACCAATTGAATGTTTTCTCTGAGGAACGTAATATAGTCCACGTTTCACAATTCTATAGTAAGCCACTTATCGCCCTTTCCCCGGAACAAAAGTATTGGCTACCTTGTAATCACCGAGATAATCTTTTCCCGAAACCTTGATAAAAGGCTTATTAGTCTGTTGTTTATTAGGATTGGGTACGGTAAAGTTAACCGGTTTTCCTTTTTCCCAAGCCTCGATCTTATTCATGTGTCTTTCGATGAATGTGCGCTTACGGCATACACGTTGGTTGTCTTTTGATAGTGTTCTAGCCATTTTGTTACCTTTCATTTGATTTTTGTAGATAGTAGTTCTTCGTATAGATCAAGGTATTCAGTGCATACCTTAGATATTTCATCTTGTACGAATTTTGGTATCAGTTTAAAGTCAACATGATATTGTGTCCAGAGTTCGGCGTCACGCAGGGTCAAGTCTTCGGTTTCAATATTCCAGTCAATATTAGAAATAGTATTTTTCCAAGGCTCGACTAATTCAACATATTTATTCTTCACATCAAACACCCTAGAAAATTCAGAAAAGCTAATCATCACTATCCTCTTTCGATACATCTATAAGTTTTACGATTTCTTCGTTTCCACAACCCATACACACAGTCTTGATTAAGTGATTTCTTAATTTGTCTGACTTTGTGTGAGATACGATTATTTTTGATCTATTTCCAATACTACAGTGCTTACATTCTGAAAACATACACAAAACACCTTCATCTAGTACTATTTGGTGTATCTTTTCAGACATCCACCCTCCTTTCTACATCAAGACGATTGAGATGGCAATAACAAATGCGCCCGCAGCCGAAATCCAGTAAACAAAGGTCTTAAACTGCATTTTTTTCTTCAATAAGGTTTTTGACATGGCTTTTCCTTATTTTGGCACTTACCCAAGAATTATAGTATTCATCAGATAAGATAGCATCATTTTCAAATATATGCTTGGTTTCAATGTAGGACATTTCCCCTTTTGACGCACAGAGACGGATGATTTCTCTTCTGAATTGATCGGGGCCGTGTTCTTCGACTTCCTTGATCAATTCGTCATTAGAACCATAATACTCCTGCCAATCGGATTCTGCAAGGTATCTTTTCTTCTTTTTGTTCACTTGCCGTGTTTTTTTGAAGTGAAAGAGTTTCTTGCCTATATATTTTTTATTGTTATCTAGTCTTGTAATACAGTAAACGAAACCAGAATACCCTTCAGGAATTTCTTCTAAAGGTTTCCCTTTATAATACCAAGTCATTAAATACTCCACAAATGAGTCTGTAGAGTATTTATAGGGATGACAGAAGTTATTCCATCATCCCTTATATCAGAACAGGGTTAGCCTGTCAAGCCTCGCAAGCGGAACATTCTGGTCCGGATAGAAATTTCTTGCGTGTCAAAGATTGAGCCTTAGACATTGAATAGCTATAATAAAGACTCTTTACACCCATTTCCCAAGCGTAAAGATATAACGAATTAATATCCTTTACAGACATATCAGGATCTAACATAAGGTTTAAACTCTGACTTTGATCAATATATGATTGTCTAACCGAAGCATGATCGATGATTGTATAAGGATTGATTTCAGAAAAGGTTTTAAACACATTCTTTTCTTCTGTCGTCAAAAAATCAAGATGTTGCACAGAACCGTCATGAATTTTGATGGTTTCCCAAACATCCGGAGTATCTTTACCTTTCTCTTGAAGAAGTTTTTTAAGGTATGGATTTTTGATTGTTATCTTTGCCTTTGCCAAGTCTTTTACGTAATGATTAGAAAATTCAGGTTCAATACTTTGACTTACTTGACCAAGAATAAAACTACTTGATTTCGTTGGTGCTATAGCCATAGTAGTCGTGTTACGCATACCATAACCTTTAAGTAATGGAGGTTCGCCTTTAATTTCTGCTAACTTTCTTGACGCACCATGAGACTTTTCTTTAAGGGTCTTTGCGATTTCCAAGTTTTTCATGGCTGCTTCTTTACTTTCAAATGCCATCATGTTTGATTGAAGATAAGAGTGCCATCCAAGAATACCAACACCAATAGCACGATGATTGATAGCAAATTCTCTTGCTCTTTCTAGATAAGGTTTATTTTCTGTTTTAATGATGAATTCTTCCACTACAGTATCTAGAAAATAAGTCATCACTTCGATTGCGTCAGTCTCTTTAATTTCATCCCAATGCAAGACATTTATAGAAGACAGAACACAGGTAAAGGTTTCGGTATTAGAAGAAGGTAAAGCAATTTCGATACACATATTTGATGCGTGAATTTTCAAATCTTTATCTTTATATACTTTAGGTTTATTGTTATTAACATTATCAGAGTATAATATATAAGGAAAACCGATTTCAGAACGTCTTTGAAGAACTTTTGCCCATAATCTTCTGTTTTCTGTATTACCGTTTTTCATGTCATTGATAAATTTATCAGATACCACAATGCCTGTAGTAATACCTTGAATTGGATTGCCTTCGGTGCCAATATCAAGAAATTCTTCAGCGTCAGGATGTTCAATGTCCTGATATCCTGAAAAGAAGCCTCTACGAACAGACCCTTGAGACACTACAGAAGCTAGGGTATCATATAACTGCATGAAATGCACGGAACCAGACGAATCACCTGAATTTGTTATTTTACTTCCCCTACCTCGAATCGCTCCAAAATAACCAGAAGTGCCGCCACCATTTTTCATTAACATACCATTTTCAGCTACACCATATAGTATTGATTCCATATTATCATCAATATACGAACCAAAACAAGATACTGGTAAACCGCGTTTCTTACCATAATTAGCCCATACTGGCGAAGAAAATGAATAGTATCCTTTACTTGCATAATCATAAAATTTATCTGCGTAACCTTCAATGCCTAGATATTTTTCTGCGGTTTGAGCGATTTCCCAAATTCGGTCTTCGGGTGTCTCGTCTTCGTGTAAGTATCCTCTGGATAGAAATTTCCTAGAATCTTCATTTAACCAATAGAATTTTTCCATAAGTAGTCTCCTCTTTTGTGATTGATGTATTATTTTAGTGTCGCCGATTAGGGACACACTCGGTTTAAATTTTTTATAAATAGTATTGTCAATCGCGGATGCCAGTCCCATTGACTCTATGTTTGAACACTTTACAACGAAAGAAACATACAAAAGAACATATCGAAAAAATTTCTGGTTCAGGTAATCCAATGTACGAAAAAACTCATAGCGAAGAAGTAAAACAAAAAATATCAGAATCTTCAAAAAGACTAAAAGGTAAACCCAAGTCCGAGTCTATGTCATCTAAACTTTCAAAGACGGTTACTGGCAGAAAAAGAAAATATTTAGAAAATGGTAGCTGGACTTGGGAATATCCTAACAAAATTTAATCGTCGAACAAGTCATCTTCAGTGAAAGCTTTAGTCTTCTTTGAATAAGCGGTGCTTCTCTTTACGAAAAAGTCAATATTTTTTGTGCTTAGTATTTCCTCAATAAACCAATCTGTTGTTTCAATATTTTTTTGATCTACTTCATATATTGGTTTCATATCTATAGCTTCTAATGATTGGTTAAATCTATGTTTTAAGAAATCTTTTACAGTCTCTTTAGGGAGAAAATCTAGGTCGTAATCACCATAAATCCAGTCTACAATAGCACTCTCAGCCTTATAAGCATCACGACAAAGACGATTTACTTCTGCTATAGTGTCTTTATTCCACCAATCAGGATTTTCTTTTTTGATGATATTGACAACATCAAAACCAAATCGGGCATGAATATCTTCTTCTTTTGAAGTAGCTTCTACCGCATTAGAAATCCCCTTTAGTATGTTTCTGTGTTTATTAAATGCCATCATAATCAGAAATTGCGAAAACAGGGAAACATTTTCTACAAACATAGAGAATAGAATAATTTTATGAAAATAATCTTTATTATCTACTGGAGACTGGATAGCTTGTTCTAAGTATCCGATTCTTTTTTTGATAGCGGGCACTTCCATTAAAGTTTCGAATTCTTTATTGAGACCCATTATTTCAATCAAATGCGAGTAAGCATCCGCGTGTCTCACTTCACTTTCACCAAAAGTCACGCCAACTGCCTGTACTTCGGGTTTTTGTAATTTATCACCAATTTTTGCCCAAAATGTCTTTACCTGCACTTCAATTTGTGATATAGCTAACATTGCCTTTTTAACGATGTCAACCTCTTCAGGCGTCATATTAACTTTCATATCCTGAATATCAGAAGAATAATTGAACTCCGTGTGTATCCAGTAAGAATGTCTAATTGCTTCTACATATTCTACTAATTGTGGATATTCATAAGGTTTAAGATTTGTTCTTTTTCTAAACAAATCAGGCATATTTGAAAATCTGTATACGATATATTCACGTGCAAGATTATGCAAGCCCATATCCATTATGGTATTCTCAACCAGTTTATGAATATTGTCTACTTCTATTAATGATAACTCATGCTCTGCTAATTTTTCCAATACGCCTTCTGTTATTTCTTCTGACAATGATTTACTACGAATCTTCGTGGACCTCATAGCCTTTTCTACTGCATTTTTAATCTTGTTTCTATCAAAAGCTTCGGTGCTTCCGTTTCTTTTAAGTACATATGCTACGTTCATATTTGTTCCTAAATTTTCTTCCATTCTGCGTATTTAATCTGGGCACTAAGCCCGCGTACTGTATTTTCTACTATCATCTTCTTGATATCAGGCAAAGACATACCTGTCAAATGCATATCGTTCACGTCCTTCTCTTTTACATGAGAAGGCCAAATACAAATTTTATAATCATCGTGAATTAGTTTTTCATAGTGTTTCAGGACTTCTTTATTTCTGGGCTGGTTATCCAATACTACGGTTAACTGACTACGTGAACCAATCATTTCTAGATCAACATCAGCACCCACCATAGCAACAGAATTGGATATAAGCAAGGAATCCATAGGCCCTTCCACTACAAAAATTTCTTTCGTTCTATTGATTTGATCAAGACCGAATACTTTTGAATACTTAGTGTCAAAAATGGTCGTGACATATCTTAATTGTGAATTCTTATTTATTGATCGGGAGTTTGCTCCGAATACATATCCGCCTTCAGAAATCAAGGGAAAGACAATTCGACCCTCTGTATTCTTTTTATCGAACGTATCAGGTTCGAATTGTTCAATCCATTCACTAAAATTGGAACACCAATACATTCTCCAGTGCATATTTGAAGGAATCTTGCGTCCTTGTATGTACTTTTTTGCAGGATGGTTTGTGTCTAATTGCGAAATTTTTTTCAGGTCTTTGAACGGCTCAAATTTATCTATTCGGCGCTTTCCTGCTTTTTCTATTTGAGGAACGTAGTCTGGTATCTCAGTATCACGATCACGATAGACTTCTAGTAAGTAATCATCATAGAGATTGGTATCAAACATCTGCATTAACTTGGCAGATGAAGTAGAAGCTCCACAGTTATGACATTTGTAATTGATACGTTGGCCTTTTTCATAAAAATAACCACGTGTTTTATACTTGTTTTTTTGAGAGTCACCGCAAATCATACAACGGCAAGTGGCCACGAAAGGTGATTCTTTTTTGATTGAAAATCGTTCTAGTCTTTGACCGAGTAAGGTCGTATACTTACGATCTAAGTATAGAGGCAAATCATTTCTCCTTGTTATTGCTTGGGTGCAATTATACAGAATTCGGAGAAGAAGTCAACTAGTTTTCGGCAAAGGATTCGTAGTAAATCAAAATATTTTCTTGCTGGCGGATGTAACGCCGTAACTCTGCCAAGTTCAAGGCAAGGTTTTCATACGAACGAGGGGTTATCATAAACCAAGCTTGATCATTACCATTTTCATATTCACGAACGAATTCTTCGAGATTCGCGGCGGATACTACACGAAAATTTACATCATTGAGCCTAAGTGGTCTAGGTCTGTCCACAAGAGCAACATTAAGTTCCTCTTCAATCGTGGTTATTTCAATAGTATCCGTTGTAGAACACGCCGTCAGGGTAAGCAGTCCTAGGAATACTATACTAGCGATCAATACTCTCTTCATACCAATTCTCTGTCATTTCTTCTAGTTGTCGGAAGGCGTCTCTTGTGCCTTGATTGATTCTGTTCTCTATCAAGCCGGGTCTTTGTCTGGACAATTCATCAAGATCATGGGAACGAAAGATTTCTTGAAGGGTGTTTCGATCTTGCTCGGCTTCTGCTAGGCCACGTTGAAGTTGCCTAGAGTATTCCTGATGCATTTCTAAGAATATTCTCTGACGTTCAATAGTCTGTTCTTGCATATCAACAGCTAGTTCAAGGCGGGCCTGATTAGCCTGTAGAGTTTCTATTGTGGATTGTGAGTTATTGTAATACCAGTAGAATCCACCCATTACTGTAAGTAATACAACTCCTAATCCTACTGTGGCATATTGAAATAAATTCATTTCTTCCTCAAAGTAAACTCTACAGAAGAGCCAACTTCTGATTTTGTTACACTAAAACCATACTGCGTAGAAAATCTTTTAGTCATCTTATCGTAAAGTCTTGCTCTACCTTTACTTCTATCACCGGTAAAGATTATTGTTTTTGGATCATATATATCAACGAACTTTTTTAACATAGATATAACTGTGGAAAATACTTTCATTGGATTGCCTGAATTGGTAAAATCTGTAGTACCATTAGCATAGAAGGACACTTCCCATATATCCTCAACAATCTTAGTCACAAGAAAACCAATACTATCAGGGCCGATTTTACTGGATGCGGTAAACGTATGTCTATCTGTTTTTTCAATCTTAAAAGGCGATGGTCTATCAAAAGCCTCATTTACTTCACGTCGCCTTTTCAGGAATTTCAAGACTGGTGATTTATCAGCATCGTCTTTATTTTTCTTGCGATGTTTTCTTTGTTGCTTCCTAGTTAGACCCGGCTCTCCATCTGGACCTACACCAATTCCTGCAATGTGTCCAGAACCAGCCGAAACCGTTGGGCCATCTTCAGTAAGGATACCGGAGTTTTCTACTTGTGTCAAGTATTCATCTAATTTTTCTGCAAGTAAGTCTTCGGGATACACATGGTTAATATCCCGACCTTCTTTAATCAGGAACATGGCCGCTGCATAGGTTGCAAGTCTAGATCGACCACCCGGAACTTTGGCAAGCATTTTTTTAAGGTTGAATACTAAGACATCAAAGTAACCAAGGGCTTTCTTTTCTTCCCTTGTGCGAAGTTCTCTTCTTTTCTTAAGGAAGTCGCCATTCCTGTCAATAATACCTAACTTATAGGCATCAGTATTTTCAAAGGGGGTTGTTAGTCTTCGCAAGAATTCATATACTAACCAAACGTCTACTGGTCTTGCCATTACTTGTTAATCTTTCTTAGTTCTTCCACTATTTTAGTGTCCAATGGTATTTCTGAAGTGTATAGAATATTTATGTCACCAACGTTCTTTACGACTTCTGGCCAAATGGAAAGATATATGAGGAAAGGTTTAAGAACGTCCATGAATTCTTCACATTTCAGAAATAACATTCTAGCCGTCGCATCAGGACCAAACATATTATAGAGAATTACTATATGATTTAAAATAAGGATGACCCGTAGATCATCCTTTTTCTTGTATCTATTACATAATCTTTTTATATACTTGAATCTACCAAGGTCTTCTAAGAATTCCTCGGTAGATAGGCAAGATGGGTTGTCATAATGTCGTGCCGCAAAAATAAGAAAGTTTTCTTCTGTCAGTTTATCCATAATTTATGTGCTTCTATCAAGTAATTGTTAGAAGAACCTCATCAGAAGTAATATCTTCGGCACCAGACAATGTTACCACAACTCTTACTAGTGTTTCGTCTGTAGCTGTATTGGCTGCAACTGAGAGTGTAGCAGTATCTACATCTGAATATGTTGCCCCGGCTGCGGCATTAGCAAAGGCATCACCAACACCTGTTTCGTCAACTTCCCATTGATAAGACAATGTTTCGCCTGCGGGAACTGATTCTGCTACAACTGTGAATGTAACAACGTCATCTTCAGCAGCTTCACCGGTACCATCTACTGGTTGTTCCATAATAACTATCCCAAGATCAGGGAATACTGCATCATCGTCGGCATCACCAGTCATTGAAGACATGGCAACAAGAGTTTCAAATGAAACTCGGCCTGCGCGACCGCCCGAACCTTCTATACGAACATTCCAGCCTGCATGTGCCGGTCTTGGTGATCCGGTTTCTCTTGTAACTGTTTGTTCTGTAGTATCAACACCATATTGACCTAGTGTCAAGTCACCAATAAAAGCACCTGACGTAGTATTACCAAAGAACGCTGTCTGATTAGCAGTATTCGCTCTTTGTTTATAGTTGGACACACCCCAAAAAACTGAGTTATTTGCTTGGTCCTGATTTCCCCACTGAGCCATTTTTCTTCCTCTTCTTTTTATCTTTTTTCATAGGATTTTTTAAATCGTCAATGTATTTAGACTTTTTGGTTACAATAAACGATAAATCATTCTTATCTAAGTATTTATCTAATTCGTCCTTTTTGTCGGTCATTATTCTACTTCTGACAATTTATCACGAATAGCCCTGATAATTTTCTTGTGTGAAGGGGTTAATTCTCTATCACGTTCCAGTCTCTTAAGAATATCTTCTGTTTCTTTCTTATATTTACGACGCCATGCGGGTGTCTTTGCAGTCGTTATATCCTGAATATTATCAAGTCTATCTGCTAATTTAATGGCTAGAGCCCAACTCGACATATTAGAAAGTTTTTGTGCCAAGTATTCAGTTTTACCCATTTCCTTGACTTTTTTATTGTCGGAAGTGAGTTCCTTAACCAAAGAAGCAATAAGACCACCAAACATCTTTTCCAAGTCTTCGTGTGTGGTATCAGTATCTTCTATAGTATCATGAAGTAAAGCAGCAGAAATCAGGGCATCAAGATTATGTGATTTCTTGAAATGTCTTATAAAATTGGCTACACGCTCCGGGTGTTTGATATAAGCCGAACCATCAGAACGAAACTGTCCTTTATGAGCCTTGGTTGCATATTTCAAGGCTAGGGCAGCATCTTCGTTTAAGTTGTTTACGAAAGCGTGATAAGAAAGCACTTATTATTCACCTTCACTAATGTTTTTCTTGAAAGATTTTGGGTATTCACGCATCAATTCTATCAGTTCTCGAATAGGAACATGAAAAACATAAGCATTGAGTTTAACACCATCATTCCATGCAGCTAACCATCTGTGGTGGCCATCGACTACATACTTATCTTTACTTACGAATATTTCTTTATCAAGATTTTTACCCATGAGACCGGCAACTTTATCTTGATTGAAGTTCTTTTGAGTTGCTTTATAGTTCTTAGGTTCAATCTTTTTCTTAGTAACCCGAATACCTTTTGCGCGCAAAAACTTAATAAAATCGTCATAATCAGCAGATTTTATTTGTGGCATATGACCACGAGCAATATTCAGGGATTGTGAAGCAGGTGGAATATACATGTCTTCATCAATTATTTGCTTCTGAATAGCTTGTTGTCGATACATCTTCTTGTTGTATTTGCGTGCAGTCTTGACTGCCCTAACAACTAGATCAATTTGCTTACGATCACGTTTATCATTTCTAGGAATAGCTTCTCTTTCTTGTATTTCATTTTTATTAACCCATCTAGAATGCATCTTAACAAAATCTTCAAAAGCGTGTTTAGCATTAAGATGATCATATTTACTTTTAACTGATACTTCTCTAGTATCTGGACCTTTCCCACGTTCAAAATCATAACTGTATCTTGTTACATCCTTTCTACTAGAAACTATTCTTGCCCCCGGTTTTCTTGTTTCTTTATATCCTGAATAGGGTTCAATAATACCAACCTTTTTTCCTTTATAAAGAACATCGTATACAGGTTTGCCATTAGGATGAGCTATTGTAGTTTGCTTTTTACCTGTTGTCTTAAGTTCATATTCATCTATCTTAATAGATTCTTCCAACTCTACTGATTCATTAGCGGACCACATGTTATCTACCATATTTGGACACGACCTCCCTGCTTTTCTTGCCCTATTCTCAGCCTTTTTCTTTTGTTCAGGAGTAAGTTTACTTGACTTACCTTTGTATTCTTTATCCCATACATCAGTCATCTCAAATCCCCTTCAACCATCTTGATTACTTGTAAGGTTTCATTAATATCTGACGTGTTTACTTCAAGAGAATTGAAAAAGTTTTCGAATTCTTCGTTTCTAGGGCGTCTTCGATTTCTTTGTGATGCATCTCTACGAACAGTCTGACGCAACCTCTGGGCAGTTCTTTTTACGATACCTGCACGCTTCTTTGCCATATTTTCGGCCCGTCTACGTTCGGCTGGTGACATCTTGGAAACACTTTTTCCACCCGAAACATTGCGTTTTACTTGCGCAAGCGCGCGTCTACGTGAACGTCTATCAACATCGGCTCTTGTAGCTCCACGTGATCTTGCTCTTCTTCTACCTTGTTTTAGACGAGGCTGGAGTCTACGCATTCTAGCACGTCTGCGAATACGTTGCTGCATAGAAATTTCGATTAGTTCTTGTGCCAAGTCTTCATCAAGAGTAGGTTCAACGTCAACATCTGTAGATGGTTCACCAGTCATGGTTCTACCTTTCTTAGGAGCATCTTGTTCCTTTTTCTTATCGTGTTTCTTTTCTTTTTCTTCTTTTTCCATCCGAATACCTTTCTTTATAGTATTTATATTTCTTCTGACGGTATCCATACGTAGTCGGCATGACCTGATCTTTTGTAGAACTTGTAGTCATAACTTTCAAGTAATGAATCCGTTTTACTACGTTCCACTACAATAATAGGTCTTGTTCTTTTGATCGTTTTCTCTGCGCCATTTAAAGCTTGTTCTTCGAAACCTTCAACATCTAATTGCAGTAAGTCTAAGATAGGAAAATTCATGGTATCAAGTGCAAACACAGAAATATGACCAAAACCAGACATTCTATGTATACCACAATTTGATCCTCGCTGTATTTTCATTCCCATAAAGGTATTTTCCGAACCTAGGGCTGCATTCATTTTGATCCAATACCAATCATTTTCTCCATCAATACTTTCTTTTCTCACTTCGCATAATTTATCAAAATCATTCATACTCTGATTTCCGGGTCTGGAGAACGAAATCCCTTCTTTCTCATTACTGTAAGAAAACGAACGTTTAGTTCATCTTTACGACGATCATATTCAAGTGCCAAAGGAATATTAATATTGGATTGAACATCCTTCAATACTGCTTCCATGTCCTTATACTTACTAAGAATGTTATTTCCACTCTGCTTTTTCTTGTAAATTTTGGTGATCATCTTACCAATTTCTTTGATATCAATACATGGTTTATTTCTTTCGTGAGACATTCTTTCACGAAAATGTTTGGTAAAAGAAAAATCAATACCGAATTTTTTAAATAGCTGATCTACAATGCCTTCAAACTTTTGCATTTGGGCTCTGGTAATAACAGGACAAGAACCAGTGTCCCTTTCTGTAATGAATTCTTTAAAACTGTGCATTAAATTTCTCCAAATATTTTCTTAATGTCTTGAATTTTGTCCAATGTGAACGGGCTTTTATTGTTATTTACTAAGCGTCCCTGTATTCGATAAGACGATGATACTGTGCCGGTTTGACTTCCACCATTTTGCAAGCGAATTTCCACATTGGCTACACCTTTCAATTCTGGTACAGGTAAGTCAAGTGGATTTTTATTCATATAAAACAAACCTTGTTTACCTATATGTATATAGTAAATGCCTTTGTTGTTGTAATAGTTTTTAATAAAATCAGTATTCGATAGATTAATAACAAGATTAAGACGTTGAAGTAGACCCTTGTTTCTTGCTGCATCCCATGTTGTTTTTCTTATACGACCAAAAGGGATAGACATAGTAAGCGGAGTGCCTTCTTCGTTCATAACGAATTGTATATACTCTTTAAGATCATGCACCTTGGAACGAATTCTGGAATAGATTTTAGACCTGTGCTCATTTTTGACCGCTTTATCATCGGTCAATCCAAAGTTGTTATTTTCAATATCGAATTGAACAGAAGTCCCTCCCATCTGGGCTCGATTGTCTTTTTTGATTTCGATCTTGGTTCGTTTGCCCTTATAAGAAATCTCAATATCACCTTGTGCGCGGGCACCGGTTTGCCTGTGAACACGAACATTTGATAGACGTGCTGATCTTAGATTGCGGAGTATTTCTTGCTCATATAAATATCCCTTCTGTCCTGTAGCAATCCTAGGTACTACAGGTGGCGGGTTCTTTTCAATCGGTTCAAGTTGAATTTCTTCCTCTTCAGGGCGCATGTATTATACCCTGTGGTCTTTGAATACATGATAATAGTGTTTGCCGTCATACCAAGTCATTTTCATATCCCTGACACGCTCGGCATATCGTGGAATCACGTCATTGTGTTCTTCGCCATCGGCACGTGATCTTGTGAGTGACTTAACCAGTCGAAAACCGGAAGGAACTTTCAGGCCATATGTAGTTTTTTTAATAACCATTTCTGATAGAAAATCTGTGTATCTTAGAACCATATTTTTACACTCCTTTTTATATTATTTAGATTTACAAGACATTAAAACAAAAATGGGGCACCGAAGCGCCCCATTACTATACGTTATTGAAATTTATTTAATGGTGAACATGTTCTACTGGTTCATCTTGATTGTTTACAATGTGATCAAGTTCTTCAAGGTCTTGTCTATCAGATTCGGAAGTATCACTATATACTCTCATAGTTCCATCATAGAATCTGACAACGATATAACCCCTGTAATAATCGATACGTTCTACTGGATTATCATCAGAATCATATGACATTTCCTCTTCTTCATAATCTTCTTCGTAGTCATCTTCCCATTCTTCATATTCATAATCATAATCATTACGAAGATCATCATTACTGTAATATGACCGGTCAAATGCAGTAGAAGTCTTATAATCTTGATAGCCTTCCCATTCTCCGATTACTTCATAACGGCAGCAACGACCCTTTGTGTTATTGTAATCTGAAGGAATAGAAACTACATCCTTCGGATTGATCTTTAGAATAACAACACGATTATTATGTGATGATCCAAACGAACCAAGATACTCCTTGGAACAGAAATGTAGACCATAACTGCATGTATTATCACGTCTATCATCTACCGTGTTACGTTCTACTTGAACCACTTTACCAATACTATTGTTAAAGGTGCCGGAATGAATATCAGTATAGTTTTCCCTAACCTTCTTGTATGCAAGAAAACAACCATCTTCTGTAATAGGCATATCACCGTATTCTAGGAATAGATAAAGTTCCTCGACAGAAGTTCTTGATGGGTTTTCCATAAGGTTTTCAAGAAAACGAATAAGATTCGACACGGGATAACCTTGATCGTGCATACTGATGATCTTATTGGCAAGGTAAGAATTCAGTTCAAAACCCTTATAGAATAGACTGGAACCACGAATTTCTACCTGTCCATCAGTGGTATTCTTGATATGTTGACGAATATCAAACAGGTTTTCAATACCGTCATAATCCTTGTCCTTGATACGCTCTAGAATCTTGTCATACGTATCATGAGTGCTTCTTTGTGCCGTATACTGTTTACCGTTGATATGAACAGTAACAGATTCTTTTACTGTATTGATGATTACTGGAATTTCTTGTGTCATGCTGCAATCTCCTTCGCTTTAGCATTCCTATAATAGTCTAGTGCGTTGATTAGTTCGATTTTCAAATCCATATCACTCATTGAATGATAAAATGGATATGTTTTATTTAAGACATCAATTGTAAGCTTGATGTTCTGTCTTTTTATTTCTGCTTTTTCATCTATACTTTTAATGATTTCTTTATCGAGAAAACCACTTAGCATTTCCTCGATTTCAAAGTTTTTATTGCCTCGCAATTCTCTTTGAAGATCGTAATATTCATCTATAATTGCCATAAAACGTCTTGTATCAGGATTTTCTATCTTTGTCAAGTCTTGTGCGCTTATTAGACTTTGACCACCATAAGTATAAGGCAGGACGTTCAATGATCTTTGATCTATCAAGAAGTTTATGTACTTGTCATTATTTTTTACCTTTTCAATAATCTTATCAGTTATTTCGCTGATATGCTTAAGATTTGGATTTTTTTCTACTTCTTCTTGATCTTTTCTTCTAAAGATGTAGAGTTTTGATGGAATATCAATTTTATACTTTTCTTTCCAAGGTTTGGCCCTCTTAAGAATTTGAATTTGATGATTATAATGCCTATCGTCTATACTATCCAAGGAAGTAAAATCCGAAACTAAGAAATAATATCCTTCATATTCAGAGTGTTCTTCGTATTCCTTATCACAGTAATTCTTAAGGTATGAACTATTGAATGTAGTATGAATAGAACCATGAGACACTTTTAAAGTGTATGCCGTTGCAACCGTAGACTTTTTCTTAGACAATTTTCCATTCAAGGAAATAGTCGGTGGATTCCCCAATGCCTTTATTTGTTTTTCGACATTTTCAGGAGTTCCCATGATTACTACAGAACTTGTAGCGGAAATAGATTCGTGGTTCTTTACCTTGTATTCACAAAAACGTGATACAATACTTCCTGATTCTGTATAAGTATAGAACTTCACATTCGAGTATTTATCCAGCCATGACATATAATGTCTGATACTAAGACCAGAATTTTTTCGTTTGGCTAGATCGATAACCTCTTGCTTAACATTTTCCGTAGGTTTTCTGTCAGCAAAATTGTTGTACACTGCTCGATTCTTTGATTTACCATCAATTACTTCACTGAAGAAGTAAATCTTGATAGATGGAAACAAATCGAATTTACCTTCGAATTCATTGTCACCAAAGAATTTATTAGTCGAATTATAAAAAATGCTATAAGGATTGTTAGTATCCTTTGCAAGAATATTATCCTGAAAGAAGACGAATTTATCCCACCCATTGGAAATATTATCTACCTTATCCTTGATAATATCAGTTACACTATAGTAAACACGGTCAAGGTGTGTTAGAATATTGTCCACTGTAAAGGTGTCGTAATTCAGTTCTTCGCGTCCGGGCTCGAAATCACAATCACCCATATTGACTTGAATGATGACATTCTTTTTCAGGATCATGATTTGCTTATCAGTAAGTTTTCCTGTTTTTTCAAGAATACTGATATTGATAGGATACACAATTGGACCTTGTTTGATATGAGGGCCTTCGATTGTTTTGTATTCAGGACGGGCATAACCCACATATTTGTGTTCTGATTCGTAAAACCAGTAATTGTCACCAGAAAGAATTATGTTTCTAAATGGTGTATTATCTGTCATCAAAACCTTATCAGAACTTACGTCAAGATAATTATGAATTTTTACCTTTTCAGGAAACACTTTGAATGGTGCATCAAACCAGAAAAGAATCTTCTGGGCTGCATGATAGAAATCTTGTGTATCCTTTTTTGATACTGGAAAAGAAATTTCTAGACCGTTGGCTTCATCGGTGTCATACTCACCAGCATAAAGGATTGACGGGGTGTCTTCCTCACTGATATATGCTGAATAAACACGCTTCTTGCCATTCTGATATGAAGTCACGTTGAATGTGTCTGTATATGAGAATGGTGCCTTTGAACCGAGTCCTAGTGTCCCGATAGGATCGTTTGAATTTTCTTTCGTGGATTCAAAATAAGTGACATATAACTTCATCACGTTATCGTGTGATAGACCTGTGCCGTAGTCTCGAATCGAAAATTCTTGTGTCCAATCGTTCGGTAAATGGATTTCAAACGGAACATCTTTAGTGCCAGCATCATGATGCGCGTCTACCGCGTTAGCTGATAGTTCACGAATAATGGCTTCAATTTTACGTGAATAAATGTTATTTGATAGAATTCGAAAAGCTTTTGATGAATTTTTGATACCAAAGGAACCGGAGCTTTGGAAACCGGACACGATGGCTTGTGATTTTTGCTGTTGCCTAATCAATGTTTTTACCTCTTTTTATGAATTTTGTGGAACATAGCAAACTGGGATAGGCTTGTCAAGCGGGAAGATTCTGAAATTTTTCTTGACAAATAAAATCTGGTATGGCATATTGATCATAGAAACAAAGGAGACGGGAAATGACTAAACCCCCTTTCTACAATCCCAAAGAGTTTATTTGTGTGCGTGATGCGTATGAAATTGTCAAGAGCAAGCTTCAATATGAATTCTGGGCAGAGCGCGCCCTTAACATGATGGAACATGTCGCTGATCGTGGACATGGTAAAATGGATTATGTGCGCGTTGTGCGTGTAGATAAAGATTGGCCACGTGAAGGTAAGATCGTGGTGGAAACCTTAGAACCAAAACAAAAATTCACCTTCACTCTAGGCAAGGGAAAGAACGGAAAATTCAAAATCAAGTGGTAATTTTCTTGACAATTAAAATTCCTTATGCTACCTTATAGACAAGATAGAGAAACGGAAGGAACCAGTTATGGCCTATTTTAGTCAAGAACAAAAGCGTGAAATTGCTCCCAAGATCAAAGCCATCCTTAAAAAGTATGGTATGAAGGGAACGCTTCGTGTAGACAATCATTCCACTGTTATTCTCGGGTTGAAGTCTGGCCCTATTGACTTTGGATGCGGAGAACGTGGTTATCTTCAGGTTAGCCAACATTATCGGGATGAAAATTTTCCCGAAGCGTGTCAGTTTCTCAAGGAAGTTTTTGCCGTTCTTATGACTGGCAATCACGACAATTCTGATATCCAGACTGATTATTTTGACGTAGGGTGGTATGCTTACGTCTATGTCGGGAATTGGGATCGTCCCTATATCCTGACCAAGTGAAATTTCTAGGCTCTTCGGAGCCTTTTTTCTTGACAAAAAAGAATCGTTATGGCATACTCTAAATGTAATCAAGAGACGGAGAAAGATCATGGCACAGCCTATCGTTACCGACGCAACCATTCTTTTCGATCTGGAAGTCCGTGGAACACAGGCGTTTCTAATCGATATTGAATGCGGATTGCGTGTCCCGGCTTGCTTTGTGGAACGTGTCATTAAGATTGTCGAAAAGAACTATGCCCGTACCCTTCGCCAAGTTGCTGAAACAACCGAGACTTTCACGGGAACCTTCTGCATGATGCGCTACGAAGATCAGAAAATGGTCACTCTGAAGAAATAATTCTTGACAAATAAATCGAATCATGCGATGATGTAGTCAAGATAGAGACACAGAGAAGGAACCAGACATGGATATCATCACTGTTAAAGAACTTCGTGAAGCTGTCAAGACTGCTGATATAGTTGTTGCTCAGGTTCGTTTTGGTGCTAGTGAAGCATGGGTTAAAATTCCAAAGAAAGAAGTTTATAGTGAATTGTTAGCCGGTCTTGAAGAAGACGAAACTCCTACTGACTATGAATATTGGACTGGTGTTTTCGGAACCCTGAAAGACGGTGTGCTATATCTGGGGTGAAATCACCCCAGAACTTTTTTCTGGAATCGTGCATTTTTTACTTGACAGCTTTTTCAAACCCTGTATAATAGCTCTGTAGCCAATAAGTATATGAGTTTAATGATTCTTTAAT